GGCGGCGTGTTGACCATCGTATGGATGGTTATCCGCATCTGGGAAACGGATACCGTACAACGGTGGGCGTATAAAGATGCCGTCAACAAGTAAGAAACAGCACAATTTCATGGCTGCGGTGGCCAACAACCCATCGTTTGCCAAGAAGGTAGGAGTCCCGCAGTCTGTGGGCAAAGATTTCAGCAACGCCGACAAAGGCAAGTCTTTTAAAAGAGGTGGTGATATGGCTAAAGCGAACCCTTTCATGGAAATGATTGCTAAGAAAAAAGCAATGAGCACGAAGAAAATGGCGTCTGGTGGCATCACCACCGCCAAAATGGGCAGCGTCAAGACTGGCGCACCCAGCCGTGACGGCATTGCCACCAAAGGCAAGACCAAGGGCACCATGGTCAAGATGGCTGGCTCCAAGCCCCTGGGCATGAAGTCTGGCGGCAAGTGCTGAGATGATGGCCTCACGCGGGATGGGCGACATCAGCCCATCCAAAATGCCCAAGGGCGTTCGAAAAGAACGCCGTGACGACACCGACTTCAAGCAGTACAAAGAAGGCGGGAAAGTCAATGCCGCTGGCAATTACACCAAGCCCAGTTTGCGCAAGCGAATTGTGTCTCAGGTAAAAGCCGCAGCAACTCATGGCACGGGCGCGGGGCAATGGTCAGCCCGTAAAGCACAACTTGTCGCCAAGAAATACAAGGCGGCTGGAGGAGGTTATCGTGATTAAAAGACATATGGACGATTGCGCCGTGATGGAAGATGGCCCTTGCACTTGTGGCACGGACGAAATTTTAGAAGAGTTGGCACTTGAAGATGCTGGTTTGACCGCTGAAGACTTTGAATGAAAGCACCGCAGACTTCCCTTAAAAACTGGGGCGATCAGAAGTGGCGCACCAAGTCGGGGAAGCCTTCGTCAAAGACGGGGGAGCGGTATTTGCCAGAAGCGGCAATCAAGGCGCTCAGTCCTTCTGAGTACGCTGCCACTACCAAGGCCAAGCGGGCGGGTAAAGCGGCAGGTAAACAGTTTGTGGCGCAACCCAAAAGCATTGCGAAGAAAACAGCGGGGTACCGATAATGGCAGGCGGAGCAGGAAGTGTAGGCGGTTCAGGCGGCATGGGGCAACAACCCATGGGCAACGCATCGGCGCAGCCGGGCGGGGGTGTCCCCTCCTACGCGCAACCGTACATGTCCAACTTTGGTTCTCAGAACCAAGGCGGGGGTATGGGCAACGCGTCTGCGCAGCCCCAGCCGTTTGGCATGCAGCAACAACAGCCGTATGGCATGCAACAGATGCAAAACCCGTTTGGTGGGATGGGGGCCCTGTCCAGTCCCGGCTATGGGATGAATCAGTTTCAGCAGCAGCAACAAATGGGGCAACAGCAAGACTATCGCTCAATGGGGCGCGAGGTCGGGGAGCAAATGGGACAACTTGGCGCTCCCAACCAGATGCCGCAACCAATGGGCCAGCAGCCCTCGTACATGAACAACCCGGACTTCCAGGCGTACCAGAAGCAGGAGCAAGACCTTGGTCGTCAGATGAACGAGTACATGCAGAAAGCGCCCATGTACCAGCAGTTGCAAGACTTGCAGGGCAAGCTGCGCGGGTTCCAACAGCCGCAAGGACAACAAGGACAGATGGGGCAAAACCCATACGGCAACATTGACCAGATGCAGCAACAGCGGAACATGCAAGACCAAGCTCGGCAACAGCGGATGTACGAGCAGGCTACCCAACAGGACATGTACCAGATGCAGCGAGACCAAGCTACCCAAGGTGACATGCGGGCTGCGGTAATGCCACAGCAACCCGGCTCAGAGCAGGTGGCTTCAGAAATCGGTATTGGTGACTTTATGCAACGGCAGCTTCCCGGCCCCCGCATAGACAACAGGATGGGCATGCCTGATTTTGGCGGTCGTGGCGGATACGGCGGCGGTCGTGGCGGATACGGTGGTGGCGGTGGCTACGGCGGCGGTCGTGGTGGCTACGGCGGCGGTTATGGTGGCCGCATGGGCGGTGGCTACGGTGGGCAAATGGGGCTGCAAGGCTTGGCGTCGATGTTGCAAGGGCGGCGTGGAGGGTTTGGTGGGCAGCAAGCTGTTCCCCAAATGATGGACGAGTTCTACTGATATGGCAGTCACCTCTGGACAATCAGGCTTTAACCTCGACCTCACCGAGTTGGTCGAGGAGGCATTTGAACGTGCGGGTTCAGAGATGCGCACGGGGTATGACCTGCGAACAGCGCGTCGATCCCTGAACTTACTGTTTGCTGACTGGGCCAACCGCGGCGTCAACATGTGGACGTTTGAGCAGGGGACGATCACCCTGACACAAGGGCTGAACACCTACGCCGTACCAAACGACACCGTGGATTTGCTCGACCATGTAATCCGCACCAATGCCAACATCCTGTCCAACCAAGCGGACTTGACCATCACACGCATCAGCGTGTCCACCTACGCAACCATCCCCAACAAACTTAACCAAGCTCGGCCCATCCAGGTCTGGTATCAGCGCTTGGACGGGCAGGTGGCCACCACCGCTTCGACGTTTGTGTCCCAAGATTTGACTGCGGCAACGATCACGTTGAGCTCCGTTGTCGGGCTCCCCGCCATTGGCTATGTGGACATCGTGACTGCTGGCGGCACCGAGACGGTGTTTTACAACTACATCTCGGGGAATACCCTTAGTAACGTGTTTCGTGCACAGATCGGCACGACCCAGCAGACCCCTGCGGCGGGCAACCCCATCCGTGTCAACAACGCCCCCCGTGTCACTGTGTGGCCCACACCTGACGGCTCTCAGACCTACCAGTTTGTGTATTGGCGCATGCGCCGGGTGCAGGATGCTGGCGGTGGCGTGAACGTCATGGATGTGCCCTTCCGGTTTGTTCCTTGCATGGCAGCAGGTCTGGCCTACTACATTGCGCTCAAAGTGCCCGGTGGCATGGAGCGCCTGGGCGTGCTCAAACAACAGTACGACGAAGCCTGGATGACGGCTGCGGATGAAGACCAAGAACGTGCAGCGCTGCGGCTTGTGCCCAGGCAGATGTTCATTGGGGGCGGCACTTAATGGGTAACAGGTTTGCGTCTGGCAAGAATTCAATTGCGGAGTGCGACCGTTGCGGGTTTCGCTTCAAATTAACCACGCTGCGCAAAGAAGTTGTCAAGACCAAGGTATATGATCTCAAGGTGTGCCCCCAGTGTTGGGACCCGGATCAGCCGCAGTTGCAACTGGGCATGTACCCGGTGGATGACCCGCAAGGGATTAGAGACCCCCGGCCCGACATCAGCTACAAAGTGTCTGGCCGAACAGGTTTGCAGATCGTGTTGACCAACAGTTCGGCGGCTGATGCGCAGGGGATTCTCAGCGGGGGCAGCAGGATTTTTCAGTGGGGCTGGACACCTGTCGGGGGTTCAGAATTTTTTGATGCCGCTTTGACACCAAATAACTTGGTTTTGAACGTGCAATTGGGTACAGTTACGGTAGCAACGACATAAGGAGTCGAAGATGGACAAGAAAGACTTGGCACAAGACAAGAAGATGATCGCAGGCGCGGTGCATAAGCATGAGAAAAAGATGCACCCTGGCAAGCCAATGACCAAGCTTAAGGCTGGCGGCAAGACCAACGGCGACATGCTCAAATACGGGCGCAACATGGCCAAGGTCATGAACCAGCGCAGCCCTGGCCGTGGAGGCTGATATGGCAACGTACAAGGTACCCAAAAAAGTGGCCAACGTGATTGTTGGCGAAGAGCCAGCCAAAGAGACGATGCGCAAAGCAAACGTGGCTGTGGCCAACACGCGCAGCCAGGACTACCCGCCCATGAAGACCTCTGGTATTGTGGTGCGTGGCGGTAAAGCGCAGACCAAAGGCAAGATGGCCAGAGGCCCGATGGCATGAACTACACCGAGTTGTATAACACAATTCAGACGTACACGGAGAACCAGTTTCCCGATGTATATCTGGCCCCTGTACCTCCGGCAACGGTGGGGAGTACTGTGTCTGCAACGACACAGATTAACACTTTCATCACGCAAGCGGAACAGCGTATATACAACTCGGTTCAATTCCCATCACTGCGTAAAAACGTGACGGGGTTAACGTCCACGGGCAACAAGTATTTGTCGTGCCCGATAGACTTTCTTTCCACGTTTTCGTTGGCGGTCATAACCGCTGATGGGCAAGAGTTTTTGCTCAACAAGGACGTGAACTTCATCCGGCAGGCGTACCCCAAAGCCACCGACACAGCAACCCCCAAGTACTACGCATTGTTTGGA